AGCAAACTAGGTATCCAATTTCCGGTACTCAAACCGAAAATAATGGACGAGAGGGTATGGTCAGAAATGACTCACGTCCCCCTCTGGTATAACCCCACCAACCCAGGTGGGATTATACCGGATGCACTACTTCCTTTCATGGAAGGTAGGCATTTCCTCTCGACCAAGCAAGTGCCGTCGGCACTTATCTTGGCGAGGGCCGGTTCACAGAGTGTCTCTAAGAACCGTCCACGTCTTATGAGTGAGGGATTCCTCATTGATAAGATTGTCTGGGATGAATATGGGAACTCCCATATCACCACAGAAGGGGTAGGGTATGCGAATGCACCATCCTACTCCCAAGCATTGTCGTCCGTTCTACGGAGCGCCAATGACTATATGGGATCGATCTCCAATATGGAGCCCGAAGCCATAACGGAGGATGCAGACCATTCCGGGTCTGAAACCTCTGACGCCGATGCGATCCTCGAAGAGGAAACCATCGGAGTGGTGCGACCGAGGAAGGACCTTCATCGGCGCATCAAATACGAGGACCCATGGAAGATCCATGCGGCTCTCGCATTGGCGAACCTCAAGGGCAAAGAAGCCCCTGAGATCGTCGTCTGGTCTGGAGACGGCATCCGTCTCCAAGACCCGCTCCCACCTAGGCTCTTTGGGCCGAAGTGGGATGGATCTATGCGGAACAAGATCAGGTTCCACAAGATCGCTTCGGTAGATGTGAAACTTCACATTCTAGCGAAACACACTCATTGGGGCCGAAGGCTCGCCAAGGAGTGTTCAAACCCAGCAGGAGAACTCTACCACTGGGCTTGCCTCCTCAGGACCCGGATCAACCGGTTCCTAAGGGGGAAGTCCGATCCCATCTGGACTGCAGATGAGAGATCGGATATCGCACCGAACGGTTATGAAGACCGTGATCGGGGCGGACGGTCTTTGAGACTCATTGAGCTACTCAAGACCGTAGACGGGATTTTCCTCCAGAGATATCTGGCGAATCCCGCCGAAGTGTGGACCTGGGATCGATTCGATCTCTTCACACTTGGGAACCTGTCCCTACTAATAGGGGATGAGTTCCTAGATGGCGAGTTACCGCTAGCGGTACTTCCCATCCGTACTTCCTATTCCACACTTAAGTGGACCCGGAAGTGGTTCAAGCTGAACTCCCACATGGGGAAGCTTGAACACGATTCAGAGATCCCCGCCGATGGGGGACCCTGGATCCGCCTCTTCTGGAGAACTTACCAAGTTCTTAAGGAGGCGACGGGCTACGATTACCTATTGATAATAGGTATTCTATCCCAAACCAGGGGTTGTGGCACGCCACCCCCTCTGGTTGTACTTCAGTCGAAACGGAAATTTCTTCAAACCGTTTCACTGGAGCCTCCCGAAGAGAACCGCACTATGCGGACCCTTCGGAAGTTGGCCGTGGAGAAGGTCATTCAGGACCTCCCTCCGGCCGCTGTCACAGGTCTCGCGACAAAGTCGCGAGTCACTGTTACATCCGCTGCATGCTGGGAAAAGACCCGGCGTGAAGGCGGCACTACTGAACAAATTAAGAACATAATCTGTTCAGTAGACCCTATGTCACAGATCCCCGTGAGGGATTTGGACACAGGTCGTATCGAGTCTTGGAAATTCCAAGATGACTTCGATACGGTCGGAGAATTAATCTTCTGGTCATGTCTAGACCAGGTTCTCCGAACACCACGGGAAGAGCTTAGAAAAGCCTTCTTGACCGTGGTGAAGGAGCCAGGTAAAGCTAGAAGCGTTACCAAGGCCCGTGCTTGCCTCAAGATCGTTCTCGATCTCGTTAGCAAGATCTGCAGCGAACCCCTTGCAAAAGGGATTCGTAGCAGCCAATCAGGGATGACTGCGTCAAACCATGGTTGGAATCTCTTCAACTCGTTTAGTACCGAGCCTGAGAGATCGGAGGTCTTCGCCCTATTGTCTAGGGAGGAAACCTCTTTCGAAGGTTACGTCGAACGGACGGACACCTTCGAAGACCTCTTCGTATCTTCTACAGATTACCAAGAGGCGACCGACTCAATGCGCCACGACGTGGCGGCTGAGTTGGGACATGCATGGATGCTAAAGTGTGGCATCCCTGCAATGTTACGTGGTATTGTAATGGAAACCTGTTACAAACCACGACAAGTCTACTTCAAGGCCACTGGCCTTTTGGAAGACTTGGGTGAACCCGCTCCTGAAATGGGAGAAAATATTCGGGTAATCACCCTTCGCCAAGGAGTCCTCATGGGGGACCCCTTAACGAAGCCGGTACTCCACCTCATCAACGTGGCGGACCGGGTGCTGCAGAGGGAGGTTACAAACCCCGCCTTTTACAGCAAGCTTGCGAACTCTCACGAGATAGCAAACTTCCTCTCGGAGTTCAGTGAATCACTGAAAACCAAGAGCCGTTGTCACCGATAGGCGATCAAGCCTACGTGACGGCAACGTATAGCCCCACTGGGGAGCATTTACG